AAGGCAGAATATGTCTGTGATGGAGAACCATATCGAATTAGCGATAAAGTGTGGTTACCTACTACAGATTTTTATCAGATGCAAATGGTTCGTTGGTTAAATGGTCGCAGAGATCCTGAAATTCCAATGTATGAACAAATCCCCGAAGAAGACACAGCAATTTTTTTGAAGGGAAAGGTAAACTAATATGTTTTCATTCTTTAAGAAGCAACAGTGGAGATTAGTAAAGACAATTATTAATCCAGTTAAGCTTAATAAGATAGATGGTAATGTATTTTATCATCTCTTCGAATCTGATAAAGGAAATCGAAGGATTGATATACAATGCTCAATGACTCTCCCATACATGGATCTTGATGAACAGGCTAGGAAATTAGAAACATATCAAGTAAAAATTTATCGTTGGGAGATGGGCAGACTCGATCCTGACATCCCGTCCTACAATCAAATCCCCGAAGAAGAGACAGTAAATGTCTTGAAGGGTAAGATTTCATAATTTCAAGTCTCCAATCTAGTAGGATAACATAGGCGTGTAACCATTCCGTAATGGCCGAAAGAGTAAAGGATTGATAGGTTTTCTATATGTGTAGCATAAATCAAATGCACTCGCGTCAACAATGATGCAAACCTGTTACTAGTCGCAAGACGAGTGGGAGAAGATTTCGGGTTTGGACCGTTCACATTTCTAGAAAACTACTTTACATTGGGTCCTTAATTCAATGGTAGAATGGTTGCTTGATAGGCGACTCACGAAAGTTCGAATCTTTCAGGACCTACCAAATATGATGTATCGCCGTGTGGCACGGGCCCCTGTCGCGGGCACCCGGTCTAGGTTCAATCCCTATATACATCGCCAAACAATTCCGGTAGAGGCGACATGGTGTCAACCGCTACGCTGTTAACGTAGATTAGCTGGGTTCGGTTCCTAGTGCCGGAGCCAAGTTTTTATAAAGTAGCATAGCGGCTTAGTGCGCCACGGTATTCCAACGTGGAGACGCGGGTTCGAATCCCGTCTTTCTCTAAATATAATATGAGTCACAAGTGTTACGATAGCACAGAAATCTCCAAAATTTCAGGCCGGGGTTTGACTCCCTGGTGATTCGCCAGTAAGCCAGATACATTATTCAACTCAATAGAAAGGTATTATGAAAACGCGAAATTATACACAGGCCACAGTAAAAACTTTGCAGGGATCAGTACAGATTGATCATACATTAGCAAAGCGCGGAGCAGCAAAATTAAGAAACTTATTGGAGACAGAAGACTTTGTTCCTACCTTAGGCGCATATTCTGGACAACAGGCAGTTCAGCATGTAAAGGCTGGGCTAAAGGCAATTTATCTTTCGGGTTGGCAAGTTGCAGCAGCAAATAACACTGCCAATACAACCTATCCAGATCAATCTTTATATCCGGTTGATTCTGTTCCAACAGTGGTCAAAGGAATTAATAATGCATTTCGGCGAGCCGATCAAATGCAGACACTTGAAAAGAGTGGTGACATAGATTTCTATGCTCCCATAGTTGCCGATGCTGAAGCAGGGTTTGGCGGAGCACTCAATGCTTACGAGCTTACATATCATATGATTGAAGCGGGTGCAGCAGGTGTTCACTTTGAAGATCAACTGGCAAGTGAAAAGAAATGTGGGCATTTGGGTGGAAAGGTTCTTGTACCTACCGCACAGATGATTCGTACACTAAATGCAGCAAGACTGGCAGCCGATGTAGCCAATGTTGATATTGTTATTATGGCTAGAACAGATGCTGAATCGGCCACATTATTAACAAGTGATATTGACCCAGCTGATGCTCCTTTTGTTACAGGCGAGCGTACAATTGAGGGATTCTATAAGGTAAGAAATGGTTTGGACTCGTGTATTGCAAGAGGTCTTGCTTATGCACCATACGCTGATCTGTTGTGGTTTGAAACATCTACTCCGGACATTGATCAAGCAAAGAAATTTGCAGATGCTATCCATGCTAAATTTCCAGGCCAAATGCTTGCTTATAATTGCAGCCCAAGCTTTAATTGGAGAAAGTTTCTTTCAGAAGAAGATTGCGCTCAATATCAAATTGAACTAGGCAAGTTAGGATATAAGTTCCAATTTATTACATTAGCAGGCTTCCATAGTGTGAATCTTGCTACATTTGAATTAGCTGAAGCATATAAGGCACGAGGTATGGCCGGATATGCAGAATTGCAGCAACGAGAATTTAATGCAGCCAGTCGCGGCTTCACTACTGTGCGACACCAGGCAGAAGTCGGTGTCCCATACTTTGACGCTATATCAGTTGCAGTTGGTGCGGGAAGCACAGCAGCAATGAATCATAGCACAGAGAAAGATCAATTTTAAACATTCCGGCTTTAGCTGATATGGTCCGTGCATTTAGATAAATATAAATTATGCATATAAGCAAACAAAAAGTAGAATGTGATAAATGTAAGAGATTGATATCTCGATGTAATCATAATAAACATTTCCTAGCATGTGGAACACATAGGTTGAGATTATTTTCAACTGATGGTTGGTTTACTGGATTAATGTGGAAATGTCCCTCATGTGAAATAGAAACAAAAACAAGACAATCAATATCATCCCACTATTGGAGATTGCATACCGAAGATGGAAAGAATATTCAATATAATCCAGCCACATTAGAAAATGGTAAACATATAAGTTGGAATAAAGGCCTTTCAAAGGAGACAGATGAAAGAATATTACATAATTCTATTGCAGTTTCTTTAGCAACAAAGGGTCGCCCGGGCAGAGAGCACACAGATGAATCAAAAAGAAAAATAAGTTTAGCTAGATCTGCAAATAATAAAGGTGGTAGATGTAAATGGTTTGAGGTCGCCAGTCAAAAAGTACAAGGGACATGGGAACAGAATGTTGCATTGAAGTTTGAAGAACTCGGCATACAATGGCTAAAGTTAAAAACTAATCAACATACTTTTGAATACGAAATGGATAATAAAATTCGTTCTTATACTCCCGATTTTTATCTTCCAGATTATAATGTCTACCTTGAACTGAAAGGTAGATGGTGGGGAAGAGATAAAGAGAAAATGGACTTAGTTTTAGAAAAATACAAAGATAAGAAAATAGTTGTCATAGAAAAAGACAACTACGAGAAGTTATTGCGGGGTGAGCTAGTCTGGTGATTTCAGCGGCTGCCTGAAGAGCAGCAGAACCTGATTCGATTTCAGGACCCCGCACCAAACAAAGAAGTATACGGGGATGCTATAAGGCGGTAACAACGTCTTATACGGGTACCTACTTCAAAATTTACAATTCCGCAGAATCCAAGCATGGTGCAAGGACTTGACTGTTAATCAATGACTAGAGTGGATCGTTACCACTGTGCGGAGCCAGAACGCTGCATGTGGCCACATGCGGACAGGATTATGTGAGCGCCCATGTGGGGCGAACTTACCGCTACTTCCGAAAATTTAATGCCCCGCTACGCTAATTGGCAGTGCGACCAGTTTTAGAAACTGATGGTTCTCGGTTCGAATCCGAGGTGGGGTACCATGAAATGCTTGACATATCAAATCGTTTGCTGTACACTAAACAAAAATTAGGAGTATAAATGGCAAACATTTATTTGATTGGTTCACTAAGAAATCCAAAGATTATTGAGACAGCCCTTAAAATACGAGCCGCCGGACACGAAGTGTTCGATGATTGGATTTCAGCTGGACCCGAAGCAGACGACTATTGGCAGAAATATGAAATTGCCAAAGGTAATAATTACAAACAGGGTTTGGCAGGATACGCAGCCAAGCATGTATATGAATTTGATAAGTACCACCTAGATCGCAACGATATAGCAATACTTATACTACCAGCAGGCAAGTCAGGTCACTTAGAACTTGGTTACATGATTGGAAAAGGTAAGCCAGGATACATATTGTTAGAAGACCCCGATCGTTGGGATGTGATGTACCAATTTTCTAAAGGTGTCTTTTACGATATAAATGAATTAATTGAAGAATTAAAACAATACAATAATTGATATGTTTATTGAAAGTAAGTATAAGAAGTGGTATTATCAAATCATTGACAGATCTAATAATAGGTGTATTAATGGTTATACAGAAAAACACCATATCATACCGAAATCGTTGGGCGGTAGTAATTCGAAAGATAATCTAGCGATATTAACAGCTCGGGAACATTTTATTTGTCATTGGTTATTGACTAAAATGACATTAGGAGAATCCAGAGCGAAAATGATTTATGCACTTTGTTGCATAACTCAAGAAAAGAATGCATATCAACAAGATCGAATAAAAATTAGTTCTATGGAGTTGGTAGTGTAGTGGTCTGCACCGGGCGCTGTGAACGCTCTAGTGGGAGTTCGATCCTCCTCCTTCTCCCCAAGTTTGAAACATATCGGCGTGTATGGGACGCTGTTTAAGACCCCAGAAGGGCGCACGTTGTACGATATGTTTCAATTTAATTCAATGCCGTCGTCACTATCGGAGCAAATCCTTCCGATTATAAATGAACAAGGTCCCTAGATGCTGGGATATATTGGGGGTTAGATTCCCTCCGGTGGAAGCCAAACAATATGTGTCGTTGACCGAGCGTACGAAGGTAGCAGTCTGCAAAACTGAAGTGGTTAAAACCCCACGTTGGTTAGAATCCAACACGACACTCCAAATTTAATATGCCCCGTTGACGTAATTGGCAGTCGTACTAGTCTCAAACACTAGGTGTGAGGGTTCGAATCCCTCATGGGGTACCATTTATGGGCTGTTATAATATTCTAGGCTTGTAACTTAGAATAACGCTTTCACTAGGTTCGCGACCTAGGCGGTCCACTTATTATTGCCCGGAGAGTGCAGCTGGTGAAGCCATCCTCCCTACAAGTGGAAAAATGTAGAGTTCGATTCTCTATCCGGGTACCAATATGGAAGATGACACTGAGCGGCCTCAGTCTCTGCCTTGAAAACAGGTGTACCGGTGATGAGCCGGTAGGCGATCGACACGTCCTTCTTCCGCCAAGTTTGAGATAAGCCCGATTGAAGCGGGCGTATATGTGGGAACAGGTCAGCTTCGAATCCTCCCATGTTGCTTCAACTATCTCAATTTTATAATGCGTGTGTAAGTAAGTGGTATACTCGAACATTGCCAATGTTCATTCGCGGGTTCGATTCCCGCCGCCCGCACCAATTACGTGTCCTGCTGTCTACAGCTTCGGGCGGACTATATCGCCGGGACACACCAAGTTTCTTTTACGGATGGTTGAAGTGCAATAGGCAAGCACGCAAATCACTGGAATCATATTTGACTCTTTCCAAAGGGTTGTGGTTCAAATCCATCGCCATCCGCCAATTTCTAAAGGGTACATACAGCAAATTAAAAACTTTTATTGAAAAAAAGCAAAACTGTATCCTGAATATATTATCGCGTAGTGGCAGAGTTGGCTAGAGCGCCTCCCTCATAAGGATGAATACACTGGTTCGAATCCAGTCTACGCGACCAACACAATCTCTCATCCAGTGGACCTGGTGGCCAGTCTTCGAAACTAGCTTACGGAAGTTCGAATCTTCCATGAGGGTCCAGACATATCTGTTGCATGCTTTACCGAGTTGGATTCGGTGTTAATTCAAGCAATTTACTCGCCAATGAGCCACCGGGCAGATCCCTGATTATATCTCCATCGTCTAACGGTTAGGACGCTAGATTCTCATTCTGGAAATAGGGGCTCGACTCCCCTTGGGGATTCCATACAATTGCCTTGTCCCTTGGAGGGAAACTAGCCTTTGAAGCTGGGGAAGTAAGTTCGATTCTTACCAGGGCTGCCATACAATGCACCTACGACGTAGGTGCTCCAGAAGAACATGCGCTGGTAGGTAAGCATGGAAAATATCCCTACTTGAAACAATTGGGTCGTAGCTTAATGGGAAAAGCGGCATGGTTCTGAGCCATGAATACGTCAGTTCGAGTCTGACAGGCCTTGCCAATATTATATCCACTGAGTGACATGGTGTCCACCTCTGCGCGCAGGTTATCGAGTTCGAGTCTCGATTGGTTAGAGTAGGTTCAAATCCTGCACGGTGGGCCCATTTTTTACAGGAGAAGATGATGAACAGCATCAAGGATATGGTTAGAGACGGAAAGAAAACTACATTTATGTTCTATAGACAGAAAGAACTCTGGTACAAGACTGAATGTGGGTTCGAATACCCTGTCCCTATTGACGATGCTGGTGACGGAGTCTTTCTAAATGAAGATAAAGCAATGTTTCATATGCGCTATATTAGAAAGCATATGGAGATGATTGCTAATGAGAAGGCGTTAGCCGTATAATAGAACATGGGTGATTGGTAGAGAGGCTTATTGCACCTGATTGCTAATCAGACGGGTCCGAAAGGGCCCCACAGGTTCGAATCCTGTATCACCCGCCAAATAATTATGAACTTCACAATTGATCCCGCCTACCTTTGTTCAATAAACATTCATAAAGAATGGAACATATATAAGAATAAAGAAAATCCGACCGAGGAAGACTCGGTAATGATCCTCAAAGGCAAGGGTGATTGTTCCTTCCGTAGTAGTGATGATCATCCAGAGTTTAAAAAACTTCGAGATGCATTAGAGAAAGATGGATTTATAAAGACTCAGCGTCGTTCGTGGAATGACGATAGTGTTCTAAAACCATTCTCTATCAACGGTGTAAAGTTTAAGAAGAATGAACAGTTTCCATGCGGGGCAGCAATGTCCGGACACTTGAAATTTATAAAGAAATAACTCGCATTGGGCTAATTGGCTAAGTCGCTACGTTTGGGGCGTAGAAGATGCACGTTCGAGTCGTGTGTGCGAGACCAACAAGGAATAGAATGTCAGATATTATTAAGAACTATATAGATCATATTGAAGATCATTTGAATGTAGCACGAGAAAATGCTATATTGCTTCAGACCCACGTACAAGAGACAGAGGGTGACAGTGATTTGCATCGTAAGCTTGCATTTTATCTAACACCTAGTCTAAATCATTGGATAGAAGGTGCGCAAGCAGGTAATATGAAGGATCTTAGAGAATTGCTTGACAACCGAGAGAAAAGTAATATTGGGAGTATGACGTAGTGGTAGCGTCTCTGGCTTTTACCCAGATGGTCGCGGTTCGATTCCGCGTGCTCCTACCAAGTTTTAGTATTATCACCGTCAAAGGACGGGCGGACGTCGTGAAGATCGCTTCTTTGCCCTGTTTAGTACAGGTCCTGGATAATACTAAATTAATTTCTAAAGAGTGTATTCAGCAAATACCAAAATTCAAACTTTTAAATTGAAAATAAAACACACTCTGACTATATAAAGGAAAGAAAATGACACACAAGATTGCTATTATTACGACACGTGATGGATCTTATGATTCTTACAATGACGAATATATTAAAATTATCGATAGCATCACTGATTGGGAAGATGTTTCCGACGAAGAGTTTAGAACATTACAATTTGCTTCCTCTAAACTTGGATTCAAATTGATTGAACGTCCAGCCGATATGCCGAAATTTATTGCTAAGACTATTAAAGA